TGCTTTCTCCAAAATGTACTTCATTTCCTTGGCTTTCTGCTGGCACTCGGATTGCCAATCCATTCCGCGCTTACCGAAGTGCTCCCTCATGGTCATTAGCCCCGCCTGCACATCTTCCCTTTCTTGCGATGCTTCTCTTCCTGCATCAATGGTCAATTCAGCTGGTGCTTGTATACGGCACTTATACCAATCTGGTACGGTTTTTAACTTGCCACTGGCGATAGCATCACTAATTACTACTGCCCAAACTTTTCTCAAGAAAGGTCCAAAAAGCCTCTGCCTTTCGTTGAACCTCCTCTGAGCCTTGCCCATTATAAACCTTTGAGCAGGTCCCGTTATTCCAGCAGGATGCCAAAGAAATTCATACGGCAATCCCATACCTACCGAGAACTCCCTTATGATAAACTCAAGAAAACCTTGAAAGGTAGGGGAGGGGCGATTGTACGAGAACGGACTTAATTTTTCACCTTTCTTCAAAACAGGAATGCTACCACTCTGTATATCATTTACAGTCAGCCTAGTTGCATCTTCCATTATCTCTGCCGTATTCCACGCATCTGGATCAGCCTCTCCAGTCTCCGACTCCAAAACAGCAGCTATAGTACTTAGGTTCTTTACGCCTGTTTTCTCAAATTCCAATATTTCCTTTATATCACGCAAATGATTGATTGCGTGTTTTATTGCTGGCAAACCTCTCTGCTGTTCAGCTCTCTCTGGGTCAAGCAACCAAGACATCGCATTAGCAGGAACTCTCCTTGCCTTAGTAGATTTTGGATAGAACTCTGACTTTAATGTTTCATCTGCAATTAAATACTCTATTGGTCTGCCAAACCTATTCGTCCTCACACCATCCATGAAGCCAGCATCCTGCTCGATCCAATCACCAACTCGATGCGACTCAATCATTTGAAGCTTTAATCCATTATAACGCACAAACAATGCACCGACATCCCCATCACGATCTATCGCAATAGACATCAATCTTTGCATTTCATCAAAGCCATACCTTCCTCCTATATCTGCGTTATGTGACCACTCTTTGAATATAGCTTCTGCGTCTAAATTCCAATACGGGTCATCTGAAATAGCTTGAGGCATAAGCGGCAAACTATATCTAGCCATATCATTTATGGCGCCATGCACTATCCCATCATTATCATATAAATAGCGAGATATGCTTGCCATCTCCTTCCTCGACCAAGTGCTATTAGACCTAGCCGACTTAAATGTATATGGGATGTTTTTCCTATGCCTGGTTCTTTGTATTCCATCCCAATAGGTGGGGTGATACGCACTAGGTACTGGATTTGGCTCAGATGGCTTACTGCTGGGTTTCACCAGCCGTTTTAAATTTTCGACTATCTTCATAACGCTACTTGTATTATGTCCCATCGCCCGCTCGTAGTTAATGGCGAACTGCTAAACTCTCTCTGGAAATCATATCGGAATCCTGCAATTCCATATATTCCCCATAGACCATTGCCGTTCTTTGCTAAATACGCTGACTCTTCAAAATGCTCATAATATCCAAACTCAAAAGTAATTAGTGATTTCTCCGCCTTATATGTAAATGATCCATCTTTTATAAGACCTCCTGTGTGCTTATCTATACCAGTTACCACTAAGAATTGTTCAGTTACTCTAGTGCCGATGAATTTATTAAAGTTAGGAACAAGCCTCTTGATTGGCTTACCATAAATGTCAGGCTGTGCTTTTTTTAAGGCATATAAAACCTCCTGCAATTCATGCACAATTTCATTGTAAGACATGAGGGCTTTCTTGCCCATTTTGCCCCCCATATCGACTTCACTAAATCGACTACCCTCCCTCGCAGAGTTAAGAGCCTCAAATAGTTGAGTTCGTATTCTCTCCAATTCAGGTACTGGTAAACCTAGATATATTCCTTTTATGACCATGCTACTCTAGTCCTTCAGTCTCCATTTCCATGTCAGCTTGGCTAATTAACTTATTAGCTAATGAGGCTACAAGTATCATTAATTCGCAATCTAACATATGATTGTCTTTCCTAACTGGAAGCCATTCATACTTACTTCTACCTTTTATATCTATAGTCTGCACTCTTTTTTCTGCTGTAACCTGCCTCGTGTACTCACTTGTTACATCTTTTGCTATTGTCCAATCACCAATAAAACCTTGCATTAGCTCTGCAAACATATCCTTTAATCCATCATTAGACCAAAGGAATAATCTAATCGCTTTATGCAAACCATGCTCTCTCGTTCCAATACCCACCTCTGCTTTTGTCCATGTCCATAGCTGAGTGGACATCCTTCCTGTTTTTTTATTCCTATGCTTAAATCCCGAAGTGCCTGATCCCTTCATTGGCTTCCACCCGTGTCTTTGGCAGAACTTATACACAGAGGTTGTATCAAAGCCAGAGTCTACTATACAATTATCTGGCGGCACATTATTTAATTCGGCAACTTCAAGAAGTTCTTTATCACCGCCAACCTGCCCATAATCAATAAGTCGCGACCTAGCTCCCTCCCTTGCAAAAGCTCTAACCACATACCAATAATGTATCCCCCCTTTGGCTTGCTTATCAGCAGCTAAAAACCTTACTTCTTCATCTTTCCACTCATCCCCTAGGGCATAATCTCCAGTACGCTTTTTTAATTGCCCAAAATCCTCAAAGTCGCCTAATCTATCTTCCCATGGCTCCCCCAAGGATTCATTTATAAAATCCTTTAAAGGCGATGTATCTCCATTATATGTCGCTCCTTTTGCTATAAGAAATTCTTCAACTAAGTCACGCCACTTAACCCAAGTCGGTAACATTGCATTCCAATGAAATGATTTTCTATTCTTTGGAGCATTTGGGTTTAATGCTATATATTTCCCACTATTTACAAAATGCCTTCTATCTACTGGGGTATCTCTATAAACCTCCCCACACTTGCACTCAAATGTAATTGTCTCTGCAAGCTTATCAAAATCATACCCTTTCTCATTTTTGGTTTCTTCGTTTTCTTCCCATTTCACAGATGACCAACTAAGTGGAAACCAATCTTCGCAATTTCTGCATTGATGATGCCAAACCCTTTGATCGCCTTGCAGGTATGCTCGATGAGTTGCATCATTGTGCATATCAGGGGTCGATACAATACATCTCCGTGCATTCCAATACGCTCTGGTTCTTTTTAAAACCATTTCTAATGCACCCTCTGGGTAATTTCTTACCTCATCCAGAAATAGCCACCTGACTGGCTTTGACTGCAACCTTGATGGTGATGATGAGCCTACGACACCTAGAGATGCACCCTTAAGGTGAACTTCCATCTTTGACACCGCCCCCCTGTCCTCGATCAGTGTTTCTGCCACTGGTTTGCAGGTTTTTATCGTTGGAATAAGCCTTGTCTTCATTAAAAACGCCGCTTCTTCTGCTGTACTTGTAACCCACATAGTTGGTGCTGGTTCCTCGGCTAAAGCCCACATCAATAGACAAATCATTGTTTGAGTTTTAGCAGATTGCGCAGAACACATAACGCTAATGTCAGACACTTCATTGTCTGCAAAAGTAACCATTAATTCCCTAACCCAAGGAGATATTTCTGACTTCCAAAACCCTTGGTAAGGTGAGGTTGGGTCTAATTTGACATTTTGATCAGCCCACTCCCAAGTCAAACGGGTGTCTGGAGGCTTCCACGACCTCCGTGCTGCAATTTCTACTACACTCATACATCATTAATCAGCTCTTAATGCTTCAAACTTTAATTTTTCTGATCCTATTTCGGGTATTCTTCCCAAGAAGAACTTGAGCCAGATTGCGCCTAGTGGCTTTGGTGGTCTCCCTTTTTCCATATGAAACCCCGAATCCTTGACACCATACTCATTTTTGTAAGTAGGTATTTTGATATGCAATTGTTCATCAATATATTCTTTACCATCCTGAGTAATGCGAGCCCTAGCATTAGGCAGAATCCAATGATCATGAGTATGACCAGTAGCAACGATGTTAGCGTCTGGCAGGACAACGCCCATACGATTTGCACCAATGACCCCCTTTGTGACGGGTCCACCTCCTCCTGCCCCGTGGAACATATATAACCATACTGTCCCAAGGCTCCTTGATTTCGCATCTTTCTTATGTCTTCCTCTAATTCCGATCCAATTAGCGATTTGACCTGTTTTGACGGTTGCATTTGTTTTTCCATTTAATGAATTAACCAGCCTTTCTGTTAAATCTGTTTCTCTGTGCTTATATACAGCAGTTTCATGGTTCCCTTTACCCATGACTAAAATATTTGAAGCATATGGCTTGAGCCACTCCGAATATGTATCGACCAATTTATCTAGGTAATTGCCTCCCTTGTGCTCCAACTTAATATCATTCTTGCTCGCTCTCGGGTCGCCCTTTCCTTGCATAGCGCAAAAGGCATCACCATTATCTAGAATAAACGCTTTCTTTTTTATAGCCTCCTCTAAGTGCCTTTTCTCCATAGCATTATCGGAGTGCGGATTATCATGGTGTGCATCACTTCTCAACAAGCACCAGATCGGTTTGTTAATTTGCTTTGTCTCAAATGTTATATCCACGAAAAAGATGCCTTCTGACACCTTCCTGATTTTGAAAGGTTTATCATCTTTCATTACACGCCTCCTATTGGTATTTTTATTATAGGGTTTATATCATAGGTGACTTGTCGCTTTCTTTGCGTATTTGAGTTCCCTTTATCTCTCCTAACTATATCTTTTCCCCACTTCTTTTCTAATAACTCAAACTGGTCTTTCTCTTCGTCTAAAGTCCTATACTCTGCACACCCCCCAATATTAGTATGTTGCTCACAAATATAATGAACATGATTAATTCGTAATATTTTTCTATACTTGTTGAGCATTTGAAGGCTAAGATCATAATCCTCCTTTAATGGAAGGTTTTCGTCATACCTACAACTAGGGTTAAGAAAGCCACCAAACGGTCCTAGTATAACATTCGTCAAACTAAATGGAGTGTACTCTCTATAAGCACCTTTATCTTGTATAATGTTAACACCCCACATCTTAACGCCAAATTGTTCGGCAAGCATAAACCCATACTCAATAAATTCTTCAGCTTCATCCCCGCTCATTTTATGACACTCGTTGCCATTCCACCTTGAGAGGCACTTTAAATCATCATCTACAATGCAGACATTCTCTTTTTTAGCATAATCAAGTATCCAGTTCCTAACCCTGCTTACATTGCCTTGATCCTTATCCTGGCATGCCAATACAGGCAAACCTTTGTCTAAGTAGCTCTTCTCCTGCGACTTACAAACTACATATTTAAGGCTGGGGAAATACTTATGGGAAGTGCAAATGTCAGCCCTCTTCCAACTGGGAGCTAAGATCATCATTTCTTGTTTAAACTCCTAATGTAATCCGATCCCTTTATTACTCGTCCAATGCCCTTACTCCACGGCTTACCATTAGCTCTACGAGAATGAACAGAATCAAGGTTAAAATGGGTTTGGGCAGATAGCCAATCAACATCATTGTCGAATGTCAGAACTACATAATTATGCGACTCATCAATGTACTCTGAAAACTTAACTTCTGGCTCTTCCTCTGCATCATCTTCGGTTAACTCCTTCAACACATCGTCAGCCTCAAATCCCCAATCAATCAAATCTTCGGGGTCAAAATTATTGGCAAGCAAATCCCAATCCCACTGCCCACCATTCTTGTTCATGCGTACATTTAATTCCTTTTCTTTCGCTAATGGCAACTTGACCTCTACGCAAGGTACGGTGTCATTGCCCATTTCAGACCAGATACGCAATCGCTGATGTCCACCTATAACTATATTTTCTCGCCCCTTGTGCATGTTGACGAGTACGGGCTCAACTAAGCCAAATTTTTGTAAGCTATTTTTTAAGTCCTCATATTGCTTTTTAGTAAGCTCCCTCGGATTATATTCGCTTGGCTTTAATGCACCTATTTTTTTATCTACAGTTTTCATAATCTTTTTCGTTGACCCCTCCCTTTTATGCTGAACTTTTCAGAGAACTTAATTGCTTGTTTACTAAGAGATTGCTTGTAGACATTCACGCCCTTTGACTTTGCTATCTCCGACAAAGCCAATCCGTTGAAT